TTACAAAAACTTTATATGTTCCATGATGTTGTCCAGATTTTGCTTCTACATCTAAAAACCCCTTTTTATAATAAATGTCTGCTAGTTCTTTTGCATCACTTAAAGCATTTTGAGAGAAGAAATCATAGTCAGGAACTTCAACTTCTTTGTTATAAAATCTATCTTCTTCAGGTAATATATTATTAATAGCAGTTCCACCATAACAAATCAATTTCTTATGTCTGATAAATTCTTCAACTATATCTATAATTTTTTGAACATCATCTGAATTAACTACACGCCTACCCATTTTATCTTCAGCTTCATCTACTGCCATACGTAATATTGCTAATTCACAATCAGAAAATGATAAATTTTTACATAGATTTTTATTTTTAGACATTCCTATATTATTCGATTAAAATAAAATTGAATAATATAATAAATTACAACGACCGAAAAGAAAAATGAGACAAAATTATCCTAAATTTGAGTGGTTGAAAGTATTACATTCTGTAAAATAAACAGATTGTTTGCTTTTCCATTTCTTTTTTATTTGAAATAGTGTAAAAGATAATATTTGATGTATCATGCTAATATTGTTGAATGGTTATGCTAAAAATTAAAACTATAGTAATCGGTTGATGAATTTCTAGTAGCATAAGAATAGTCTGGGTTTTGTGGTGTTGGAGCCGGAACTTTAACAGGTTGATATCTTAAATCAGCAGGCTTAAGTACAAAGGCATAACCTGCTCTATCAAAAAATAAAGCATTTTCCGTAAGATTATTATCAACAAATTGATATCTCATTGCTACCATTTGACAACCACTAGCTCTACAAACCAAACCGCTAGGATTAGCAGGATTTGTTTCATTATCAGGAGTGACTATAGTCATTCCACGTCTATTAAAATCAGTTAATTCATTAACATCAGGAGTATTTTTAACATTATAGTAATTATATTCTCTCATAAATACAGAATTACTTGCCAAATTAACATATTCTAATAAATTTTCATTTTCAATAAATGCAGGATTACTTCTATCCATTACTAAAATAACTTTATTTTGTAGTGACATTAAAGGAACATTTCCTAAATTTTTTCCTGCAATTTCGAAACTATACTTCATACCAAGCATAATATCATTATTGGATTTGAATATATCTGCTAATTTAGAATACATATTTTGATTATTACTTTTACATCTTAAATGAATAATAATGGGGTCAGTTGGATTAGGACATGTTGAACCAGAAAAAGCATAATTTCTTATTGTATCCATAACAGAACCAAAATTAACTGAATTAAATGTTTCCTTAACATAATAACTATCTGAAGTGCTTGTAGCAACAACAGGTTGATCATTAACCGAATAAACTTCAAAATCTAAACATCTAACGCCTTGTTTAATAACTGCTTTAAGGTTACATATATTAACAAAGTCGTTTTTATATGAACCACCACTACAAGCATTATAAGCAGTTTTAATATAATAATCAAACAAATTACCACTACAATCTGGGTCGTTAGAAGTAATTGGTCTTAAATTGCCATCAACACTTGGATATAACGAATTCATATAATCGCATGTAGAATTTTCAAGTCTTCTTAGATAAATCATATATCCTATAAAAATAATTAAAATTATACCGATAAATATGATTATTATATTACTCAATAAATCTGTATCCATATTTTTAATAGCGCTTAAATAACCGGTTGTTGTTTCGATGATTGACATTATTAATATATTATATTATTTTTAATTTTTCCTTTTGATTTAGAAATTTCACAATTTAATTCCTTAATGTGTTCTTCGTTATTCATTAAGGTAATATTAATAAATTATTTTTATATAATTTTTACTATATAAAATCGGTGTTCCAAAGGCACTACGTTTCGTGAAATGTTGTACAAAAGAATTGAAAATAAAGAAAATAAAGAAAATAAAGAAAATAAAGAATCATTAAATTATATTATGATGAAATAAAGAATTAAAAAAAAATACTATTATATACTAAATATGGCTGGAGGATTAATGCAATTAATATCGCAAGGAAATCAAAATGTAATTTTAAATTCAAACCCAGAAAAATCTTTTTTTAAATGTACTTATAAAAAGTATACAAATTATGGAAAACAAAATTTTAGACTTGATTATGAAGGTACTCCTACATTAAGTTTAACAACCGAAAGCACTTTTACATTTAAAGTAAAACGATATGCAGATTTACTTATGGATTGCTATATATGTATAACATTACCAAATATTTGGTCTCCAATTATGCCACCACAAGCGGTTACACAATCAGATGGAACAACTATATACACAGATTGGGCACCATATAATTTTGCTTGGATACAAAATTTAGGTGCTCAAATAATAAGTAAAATTACAATTAATTGTGGTAATCAACAATTACAGCAATATTCAGGACAATATATTCTTAATTCAGCTAGGAGGGATTTTAGTAAACAAAAATTAAATTTATTTAATGATATGATTGGTAATGTTTCCGAATTAAATGATCCGGCAAATTCCGGAGCTCGTGTAAATGCTTATCCAAACACGTTTTATACAACTAGTCCTGCTGGAGCTCAGCCCTCAATTATGGGCCGAACTTTATATATTCCACTAGGTTCATGGTTTAGTCTTCTCCCTACTCAAGCATTTCCATTGGTTGCTCTTCAATATAATGAATTATGGATAAATGTTTCATTTAGACCAATAAATGAATGGTTTACAATTCGTGATGTAAAGGATTATGTAAATAATTATCCGGTTGTTGCTCCAAATTTCAATCAATTCTATATGCAATTTTACAGATTTTTACAAACTCCGCCAGATGTAGAGTTAGGTCCTACATCATATGTAGATACCAGAACCAATTGGTTTGCTGATATACATTTAAATTGTACTTATGCTTTTCTCTCAGATGATGAATCTACAATTTTTGCGAAAAATGAACAAAAATACTTGATTAGACAAATTTATGAAAAACCTTACTATAATGTTACTGGGTCAAATAAGATTGATTTGGATTCATTGGGTATGGTTATAAGTTGGATGTTTTATTTCCAACGTAGTGATGTTAATTTAAGAAATCAATGGTCAAATTACACAAATTGGCCTTATGATTATATGCCACAAGATGTAACATTTGCCCCAACAGCAGGAAATTATCCAAATCCAAATACCGGGCCTCCACCTATTCAACCATTTTTAGGTCCTGGTTTAAATCCTGATGGTACATTATCAGGTTTATACACAACAGGAGTTTATAATCCACAAAATTTAAAAGAAATTTTAATAGCAATGGGTATTTTATTAGATGGTCAATATAGGGAGAATACTTTACCAGCTGGTGTATATAATTTTGTAGAAAAATATACAAGAACACATGGATTCGCACCACCAGGATTGTATTGTTATAATTTCTGTTTAGATACAGACCCATTAAAAGTCCAACCATCAGGCGCAATGAATATGAGTAGATTTACAAATGTTCAATTGGAATTTAATACAATAACACCACCAGCAGATCCATATGCTCAAGTGTTAACAATTTGTGATCCAAATACAGGTGATATTGTAGGAATAAACAAGCCAACATGGAGAATTTATGATTATAACTTCAATATGTATTTAATTGAAGAGAGAGTAAATATGGTGATATTTGTTGGTGGAAATGCTGGTTTATTATATGCAACTTAATAATATATTTTTTAAATAAGTTTTTTAATATATATTATTTTTACCACTTAAAGACGAGATACTACTCCCTCTAGAGCATGAAGGGAATTTCTTGTTTTTTGAAAAAAAAGGTTAAAAAAGTTTCCTACACATGTAGAGAAAAATACTGATTTCAAAAAATGAAAAGTGTTTTAGCTTTTTAAAAATGGACAAAAAAAATGTCCAATTTTCAAAAGCCTAGATATTTTATGAAAAATGCGTGAATTGTGACCATAATGAAAAATTATCATGTGGTTACAAAAAAAATAATTTTCATTTTGTGATGATAATTTTTTTTTTATATTTTAATATAAAAACTATTTAGGCGTTTTTTATTATCATTATAGATAAATGGATGGTAATAAAAAACGCCTAAAAAACGCCATATTTTTTATATGCGAATTTTGTAATTTTAAATGCTGTAAAAAAAGTGATTGGTCTAGACATATTTTGAGACCAAAACACAAAAAAAATGAAAATGATAACAAAAATGATACAAATGATAACACAAAAACGCCTTATGATTTATCGTCAATATATAAATGCGAATGTGGAAATATATATAAACATAAGTCAGGATTATCGCGTCATAAAAGAGCAGAAAACTGCCAAAAAAACGCCGTTTTTGAACACTACTACAAGAATGAAGGAGATTTAAAAGTATTAACTAACCTTGTTTTAGAGGTTGTAAAACAAAATCAAGAACTAATATCATTAAATAATGAAACACAAAAACAGAATCAAGAATTAACTAACAAGCTTGTAGAAATGAATAAGGTTACTAATAATAACACTATGATTAATTCTAATAATAATAATAATAAAACATTTAATCTAAATATGTTTTTAAACGAAACATGTAAAGATGCCATGAATATTACAGATTTTGTAGATTCCCTCCAGCTACAATTATCAGATTTAGAGGATGTCGGAAAACTTGGCTTTGTAGAAGGAATATCAAATATTATTGTCAAAAACCTAAAAGCATTAGATGTGCATAAACGACCTGTTCATTGCGCTGACAAAAAACGCGAAGTTATTTACATCAAAGATGAAGATAAATGGGAAAAAGATAATGATGAAAAACAACGACTGCGTAAAGCTATTAAAAATGTAGCATACAAAAATGAAAAGCTTTTACCAAAATACAAAGAGTTGCATCCAGGGTGTAATTATAGTGATTCGAAATATTCAGATCATTATAGTAAATTAGTAATAGAAGCTATGGGTGGTTCAGGAAATAATGATATAGAAAAACAAGACAAAATAATAAGAAATATAGCTAAAGAAGTAGCAATTCACAAGACTTAATAATTAGATGGTAAAGGACCATCACCTATAAATTCACCAGTTATACTATACATAGGAGGATAATTCGGCATAAATTGTAGTTGATTAGGCTTATAACGCTTATTATATAGTTCTTGTCCTTCATTAAATGATTCACCCCAAGTATTAGAACCAAAGTTCGGATGTGATGGTTTAGCATACAAATCTTTTGTAATTATACGCTCTTTAGTTCCATAACCACTTGTTAATGGGGAATAAGTAGGATTTACTCCTGATGTTAATTTTCCAGCATCATTATTACCAGGAATACAATCTTTTGTTTTAGGGAGTGGTGGTGAATATGGGTTACAACCTGGGCAATCAATATCAGTAAAACACTGTTGGCCAGTTATGGCACATCGAGAATTAGGACCACAAAAATTTTTACAACTATACGTTGTATTTAAGGGCAAATTAACAGTACGGCTAGTTTTGGAACTTTCTTGAATAGCTCCATCTGTAAAACATTCAACAATATAATTTTCTTTAACTAAATAATTAATCATATTGAAAATAATAAATAATAAAATTAACGCAATTAGTGGTAAAAACATATTAAATTTCATATAATAAATTGATATTAAATTTTTTATATCAATTAAATATAAGTAATGTCAGATTCTAATGATACAAGTATTATAGATGAAAAAAAAGAAAATTCATCTTCCAATTCAACAGAAAAATATAGTTCTAAAGTATTAAAATTTATTTTTGACTTGTTCATCGTGATTGTGATAATTTTTTTTTATTTTTCAGGTAGTTCCTTAATATTATTTATGTGTAAAATAGCACAATCTAATATTTTACCAACTGAACCGAATTGCGCTCCTTATACTGATGCTCAGCCAACAATTAATCCAAGTCCAATACAAACAAACATTTTTACAACATTTACTGATCCTGAAATGTCTATGAAAATAGAAATACCTTACGATATAAATTCTAAAAATACACTTATTGAAATATTTAAAAATTATAAAGAGAAACCTTCATCTAACTTTTTAGCAAATTATTTTATTTCAATTTTTGAATCCATAATACAATTTAATTATTCAGCAATTAACATTATTATGAATTTAATGAACAATACATTTATTGAACCAATTATAATTGGGATTGGACCAATTATTTGTGGGTTTTTATATATTTTTGGAATTTTTATAAATATTTTTTATTTAATATATTTATGGTTTGCTAATATGTCATGGTTCTTTAAAACAAATACAAATGATACAGGCGCTGGAAAACCAGAATGGAAAAATGTTACACTTTTTTTTAGCTTTAGCCCATCAAATTGGTATTTTGGAGTATTATTAACAATAATATTTAGTTTTATACTTATATTAGGTTTTCCTATTCTTTTTATTTTATCAATGATATTTTTTCATAATTCAATAATTTCAACATTATTAATGAAAGCTATAATGAATGGTAAACAAATATCATCTCTATCAATAATAAAAGAAACCTTAAAACATTATAAATTAACAATTGTATCTATAATTAGCATAGCTGTTGTATTATTAGCATTTTCAAATTTAGGAACTATTCCTGGAATATTTTCATTTCTAATTCTTGTATTAATATATTTTGGAATAATAGGAATAGATATTTTTAATCCTGTTAAAGAAACAAATTTATCAAAATCAGTAAGTTATGACCAAGCAATAAAAAAATGTCCTGCTGTTTATAAAGAAAAACATGGATTATTATATAATTTAATATTTGGTCAAAAAGGTGGCGGTGATATAACAAAACAATTAAAAAAAATAGGAAAATATATGTAAATTTGTAAATATTTATCTTACATTTTATATATGAGTAACTATACACCAAAAACTAAAATAATAGAGTTTATTAGACAAAATACATATCCTAAACCAAATGATATAAATGAAGTAACAACATTAAGACAACTTAAAAATATGTTACAAATAGTTATTAAAAATAGAGAACAAGATTTAGTTGAAGAGGGTGTTCATCATGATTATTGGATTGATGATGAAATTTTAGGAGAAGCACAAGACTATATGGATGAATTGGATGAAAATAGATTAGCAAATGAAGAAAAAAATATTAATTTTACAAGAGATGTTAGTTTAGCCACGCAAAATACAAAATTGCCGATTGAAATACATCAAAAAATAATGTCATATGGTTTAGAAGAACCAGGGAACCCAACAGATTTATATAAAACTATAAAGAAAACAGGGGGTAAATCAAAAAGTAAATCAAGAAGTAAATCAAGAAGTAAATCAAGAAGAAATAAAAAACATACAAAAAACACAAGAAAACATAGAAAATTAAATAGGAAAACGATTTAAATATATTTAAAAATATTTATTATAAACATGAATAGGGTAGAACAGATGAAAAAAATTCAAAATGATGCATTAGAATTATTTGCTAAAAAAAATATGGATTATGGTGACGCATTTTCCAAATATGGAGTTATAGGTGTCTTAATGAGAATAGAAGATAAATTACAGCGTTATATGTCTATAACAAAAAATGGTGTAAATTTAATAAATGATGAAGGAATTAGAGACACATTAATTGATTTACATAATTACTCAGCAATGGCATTAATGTTATTAGATGAGTAATCACCATGTTATAACTTTTTACATTTCTTAAGGAAATACGTTTTACAAACGCCCAAAGGCTCGACCAGCGAGATGGTCTTAACAATTTTTATATAATGAAAATTATATAAAAATAATATTGGTTTAATATTACTTAAATAATATTTATTTAAGTAATTTAAATGGGTAAAGATAAAAAATTGTCAAAACATCCTTTTGTAAGTGTATGCACTCCAACATTTAATAGACGTCCTTTTATTCCTATAATAATAAAATGTTTTGAAAATCAAACATATCCAAGAGATAAAATGGAATGGATTATTATAGATGATGGAACAGATAAAATTGAAGATCTAGTAGCTCATTTACCTTATGTAAAATATTTTAAGTATGATGAAAAAATGTCACTTGGTAAAAAAAGAAATTTATCAAATGAAAAGGCGACAGGTGATATTATTGTTTATATGGATGATGATGATTATTACCCTCCTGATAGAGTAAAACATGCTGTAGAAAAATTACGTGGAAGCAAAGCTTTGTGTGCAGGTTCAAGTGCTGTGTGTATTTATTTTAAACATATAAATAAAATATTACAATTTGGTCCGTATGGCCCAAATCACGCAACCGCAGCAACATTTGCTTTTAAAAAAGAGTTACTAAAAGAAACAAAATTTGATGAAGAATCTTCTGTAGCAGAAGAGAGAAAATTTTTAAAAGAATATACAGTTCCTTTTATTCAATTAGAATCAATAAAATCTATCTTGGTATTTTCTCATAATCATAACTCATTTGATAAAAAAGAATTATTAAAACAAAATCCTAATCCATATGTTCATGAAACATCATTATTTCCGAAGGATTTAGTTTTAGAGCCAGATATTTTAAAATTTTTTATGGAAGATATAGATGCTTTATTAGATAAATATGATCCAGGTAAGCCAGATCATAAACCTGATGTTAAAAAACAATTGGCCGAAATTAAAATAGACCGAGAGAATAAGATGCAAGAATTAATGAAACAGCAAGCAGATTATGAAAATTTAATCACTAAAATAACAATAATGAACAATCCAGAAATGATTGAAAAACAAATAAATGATCAAAAGATGTTAATACAACAATTAATGTTTGAGAATAATCACTTAAAAGATCAACTATCATATCTTAATAATAAAATTACACAATTAATTAAAGGGCACATAGAAAAACGTAAGGATGAAAAAAAATAGAACTAGGTAATAATTGTCAAACAATAAATATTACATAAAATGGTTTAAAGATATATATATAGTATATATTATAAAGATATAATGTATCAAGACGATTTTTGGGATTCAGTAGACCCTAATAATGATGATGATGTTCATGATGTAAATAAAATGTTTGAAAAAACAAAGCGTATGGATAAAGGATATAATGTTATTTACAGAGAAGCTTTTAAAAAGGATGGAAGAAGTTATAACAAAAAAATTGAGGTTTATACTTCCGGTATATCAGGTAATCGTATTAGGGATGCTGAGACAGGAGAATATCTAAATTATATAGTAGGTTCATGTGACGAAGATTTATTTTTTAAGGTCCTGTTAGCAACAGGAGAATGCACAAGTGCAAATGGATCAAATACTCTATTTTATACTTCTCCTCAACATTATGGTAACCATTTACAATGTAAAATTGACGATCAAACAATTTCTAATTGGGAAGAAAAGAGAAACGTAAGATTATTTGAAATGAAGCATTCAAATAATAAAAAGTTTGAGTCTGTTGAAGTAAGATAAAAAATATAAATTTAAACTATAAAATTTTCTATAGTTTAAATTCTAAAACTTATTTTATTGATGTTATTGCTTTAGCGGATTTTTACACAAAAACTTATTATTCCAATTCATCACAATCGCAATCATCATCATCAACTTCCTTATCAGCAGTTCCAGTAGCATTTTCTTTAATATATTTTTCGATATACCTATAAATACGATTAATATCTAACTTACTAATTTCAGAATTTTCAAGAATACTAATAATTTCAGAATTTTCATGATTATTGCTAAGTTCAATAAAAAATCCAAACAAATCCTTTTTATCCATTCCTAGTTTTTGACATAATTTTTGTATAAAAAGCGAATTATTATATTCGGTTGAATATTTTGTTAAAACTTTAGTAAATCTAATTTCAGATGAATTACATTTATTTTTGTTTTTAAAAGTATCGTGATATAGTTTATTATTTTTAAATGTTTTAATTAGCGAACTCATTTCATTAAACTGCCATATTTGTTTTTGAAATGTAATTCTGTCAATATAATCAGCAAAACATATATTGTCAAGCTGTGAAATATAAAAAGGTATTGATTGCTTTTTATCAAGGTTTTCAATAACATCAATAATATTTTCATGCCATAATAAACCAACACTTGTACGGTCAGTTTCATTCATAATATTATTATGTTCATTAATATGTAAATATTCATTTAATAGTTTATTTGTAATTTTTTTAGTATCATCATTATAAGATTTAATTTGAAAAATTTCTTCTAAGTTTTGACATGTAAAAAGCTGAGGTTTATTTTTATTTAAATTATACATATTATTAAGTTTTCTAAGGTCGCCTTGAATATAAGAAATAAGTTTGGTTTGAATTTGACTATCAATATAAGGCATTAATTTGTTGATAATATTAGAAACTTCAGATTGAGTAGGAGTTTTAAGCTCAATACTATTACAAACCTTCATTAATTCTTTAATTTTTTTATCAATACGATAATTGCCAATACATATAATAGGTGTCATTGTAACTTCTTCTAATTTTTGTTTTTTTGTTTTTTTCGGACGAATAAGTTTAATAAGAGAATTTATACCACCTTTATCACCATTATTCATTCCATCTATTTCATCCATTATAATCGCAATTTTTTTAACCTTTTTATTAAATAAACTCATAATATTTTTATCTGACATATTATGTTTTGTGATATCTTCAATTACTGCCGTATTTCTAATATCGCCAGCATCATATTTAATTATATCATAATTCAAATCTTTAAGAATATTAGTAACAAAGGTAGTTTTACCAGTTCCAGGATCTCCATAAACATAAATACCTTTTTTAAATAATAAGTTATTTTTATTAAATTCAAATTCTTTGAGAATATTTTTAATGTCTTTTTCTTGTTGCTCTCTATTTAGAATTTTATTAATATTTAATTCTTCCATTTTATATTCCATTTTATATATTTAAAAACATTCTTTTTATGTAGATTTCTACACAAATCACGTTTAGATAAAAATTGTAAAAAACTTCTCTTTTTCATTTTTCATATAATATTATGATGATGTAAATTGTAAAAAGTTTTATTTGTAAAATCAACCTTATTAACATGTAAAAATTATCTAATAAGTTTAATAATATCATTAGGTAAATATGATTTTTGTTTCATTTTGTATATAATAATTAAATTATATTTATAATGATTATTTACACGCTTGAAGATTTATCAGTGTAATTAAGACGACGATTGACAAGGATTATTAACACCATAAGTAATTCCATCCCATGATACTCCGCACTTCTTAGCCCACGTGTATTTAGCACATCTGCCATTAGATCCTGTAAACTCAGAGCCATTAAAATCCATTGTTAAATGTTTATTACCACTTTGAGGAGGACATGTTCCTAAATCTTTTATATTAACACAAGTTGTATTTTTTCCTGAAACATCCTGTTCCATTGTCCAATAATCAGGACAATCAGGTGTCATTGGTGGCCAATTAGTATTAGTAGACGATGAAAGAAAAATTCCTATAATAATAAGTGCAATTATTAATATAATTATTGCAGCGAAAAGAGTAAATTTTTGAAAACCTTCCATATAAAATAAATAGATATAATTTTTTCTATTTGCTTATTTTATAAAATGAATAAAGTAAATAATGGTCGTGTAAACATAAAATCGCCAAATACTTCAGCATTATTTAAAATGTATGATAAAATACCTGCTAACCAGTGTGTAACATTTAGGAATGCAACTGAAGGTCTATGGACCGAAACTTCTTTATCGCAAGTTTTTTTCTCTCAAGAGAATATTCAAATAATTCAAAATGGAATAAGAGCTGGTGTTTATAATAGATCAAATGGACAATATCTTATTAGTCCTCAAGATAGTGATTCTATTAAAATTGTAATGAGAAGCGTTTTCTTACAATATTCAGCAAATCAACCATCTAATATTCCACAACAAATTGAAGAGCTTAATAAGATTGTATTAAATTATTGTATACAACAAGTATATAGTGAGGCTCAAGGATATATGAAATATATGGACGATGTTAGTACATTAGTAATCCCAATTGCTCATCCTGTTCAATCATCAAATACTGACAGACAACTTGAATTTAAAGGTTGGTTTTAAATGTGAATTCCTTTATTATCTCTCTAGCTATAGAATCAAAAAGTTATTTAGCATAAGGAAAAGGATTTGTCAACAAAATAAGATCGAATGTTTTATAGCAATCCTGAAACCAAATGAGTGTTGGCTTTATATTAAGTATTTGAATATATATTACATAAAAAATATATATTTAAGTTCTAAATTTTATAATTTAATCATCTTCAACCGATAATGTTTGTTTCTTTACAACCTTCTTTACATTGGTTTTAGATACAACCTTTTTCTTTAGTTTAGAATCATCGCCATTCATTAGTCTAGTTCGCTCTTCTTTATATTCAATGTATTGCTCTTTTAAAGTTTCTAATTCATTCAACCACATCTTATTAATAGATGTAGACTTAACAATTTCTAATTCAGTTTCCTTATCATGATGTTCCTTATTTAGTTTATCAACATTTTCTTCAGTAACTGAATCCATAGGCATCTTAGTCAAATAGTGATAATTTGCCTCATTATCAATCATATCATATCCTTTAGTTTGTAACATTTCTATAACTTGATCCTTCTTCTTCTTACGCAAATCAATAGTTCCATCAAGATTTTCTTTAATATATTTAGCCTTATTGGTAAGCAACATCAATTCACGTTCCAAACTTTCAATCATATAATCTTTTCTACTCTGATACAATTTCAATCTCACATCGTAATAAGAATCAATAATATCAGATACTTTATCAAACTTTTGTAATCTATCATTAGCATCAAATAGATGCATGTTAGTTGTTCTATTTGTCGTATAAAGCTTCAACAATTTCTCAAGACCATTACATCCATGTTCACCCTTAGATTTTTCTAATTCTTCTAATTTACCCTTAACAAATGTAATAGTAAAATCAACATTTGTATCTTTACTCATATCTTCGTAATCTTTGATAATGGCTTGAATTTTATTTTTATCTTTATCTTCTCCTGGATTACACCAATATTCAATTAATTCTTTAAAGTCTTCAGTCCAAAATCCAACTGGCAATTCAATAACTCTAATTTTATCAACACCTAGTTTTTCATATGTTCCTCTAATCAAGAATTGATCATCAGATAATTTAGTAATCTGACCTTTAAACCCTTCATAATAAGGAATAAAGTCAATATTGTCTTCAATCACATTTACGTTAGGTTGAATATATCTTAACTTATTTTGTAAATAATCAATAATTTGTAATGGATTATAACACATGACATCAGTGCTGAAACCAGTTCCAATACCCTTAGATCCATTGACAAGAATCATTGGAATAATTGGAGCATAATACATTGGTTCAACAGACAATCCGTCATCATTTAAATATTTAAGAACATTATCATCTGTTTGTTGAAAGATATTTCTAGTAATTGTATTCAGTAAGGTAAAGATATATCTTTCAGATGCGCTGTCCTTTCCACCTTGTAATCTGGTGCCAAATTGTCCATTAGGAACAAACAAATTTACATTATTTGACCCAACAAAATTTTGAGCCATTCCTACGATAGCGGCATTTAAACTTGCTTCACCATGATGATAGCCAGAATGCTCAGAAACATAACCACTAAATTGTGCTACTTTAATTTCAGTCTTTAAATTGCGTTTAAAAGCAGCAAACACAATTTTCCTTTGAGAAATCTTAAGACCATCCATAAGATTAGGAATACTTCTATCACAATCATATTTAGAGAAGTGAATTAATTCACGATTGATAAATTCTTCATAAGATACATTTTTCTTGCTAGTATCAAGGTAAGCATCTCTGTTGTAAATTTTTAACCAATCTTTTCTATCATCAGCTCTTTTTTTGTTAAATACCATATCAATTGCGTCGTCAGATTCTTTACCGCTAAATTGAAATTCAACAATTTTTTTATTCTCAAAATATTCTCTGAATTCCTTACCAGTGCTTGTTCCTAAACCTTTGTAATATTTAATAGTCCAAGACTTAACATCATGTTGCTCTTTCCATTCTTCAAATTCTCCTTCATTGTAGAAATGTAATTCATTAGTTCCTTTCTTTGCTTTCAAGATTGGAGTATTCATAAATCCAATAAATCCTGGAATTTGCGAAAGTGTATGCCATTCACATGAAAATAAATTGATGCCAAGACCTTTAATATGACTACCATCTAAATCTTGATCAGTCATAAACAAAACCTTTCCATATCTTAAGTTCTTATTGATATCTTCTAAATTTAAATATTTCTTTCCGGTTACAAGACCAAGAATCTGCTTGATTTCAGAAATTTCTTTATTATCAGCAATCTTTTTTATTGGTTCACCGCGAACATTAAGTAACTTTCCTTTTAGAGGATATACTCCGACAATATTGCGATCTTCTGATGATAATCCAGAAAGAATACCTGCTTTAGCTGAATCTCCCTCACAAAGAATAAGCATACAATCCTTAGACTTTTCAGTTCCAGCCCAATTAGCATCAGTTAGCTTAGGAATACCTCTAACAGATTTAGTCTTAGTTCCATCACTCTTTTTAGCAACTTTAGTTTCTTTAACTTCAGTTAATTGTAAAGCAGCATCCATAACACCCATTTTTGCTACCTTTTCAATAAACTTATCACTGACTTCACATTTAGAGCCGAACTTAGATGAAGGTGTATTCATATAATCCTTCGTTTGACTATCAAATGCTGGATTTTCAATATCACATCTTAAGAATAAAATTAGTTGTTCCTTAATTGTGTTAGGATTGACTTTGGTCTTCTTTTTCTTTTCGATAAAATCAACTAATTTTCTAACAATTTGGTTCAAAATATATTCAACATGCTTTCCACCCTTAGATGTGTGAATACCATTAACAAATGAAATTTGGACAAATTCGTCTGATGGTGTAAGAGCAACAGCATATTCCCATCGTCCTTCAGGACTATTTTCATACACTCTAGGTGCTGTAGCTTTGTCACCAATATACATGTTGATATATTGCTCAAAATTCTTGATAGGAATTAATTCATTATTATATTTGACTTTAATATTTTTATCAGTAATAGCACCAATATCATAAACACGCTTCTTAAGCAATGATACCATATCCGGGTATAAGCCAGAAATACCAAGTCTTGCGAAATCAGGTTTAAAAGTAATTTTAGTATATGGTTTATTTTTACACTTGGTAATGGAAGGTTTACAAATTTCATCCAAGTTATTTTTATATTCTTGAATATACTTCAATCCGCGAATATGATCAATGGTTTCAATTCTACCATAACTAGACCAAATCAAAACAAGTTTAAAGCCAAACCCATTTTTGCCTCCAACAATTTTTTTTTCATCTTTATTATAATTAGTCGAAGTTCTTAAATGTCCAAATACGAGTTCAGGAATCCAAACACCATCTTTTTGAGCAACATCAATCCCATTGCCATCATTAATCATTGTAATAGAACCATCTGCTTCAATACTAATGTCAATATGAGAAACAGGCAATGCATTCTCAACATTAGAATCAACTTTAGTCTTCATTCTCACAACATGATCACGACAATTAACAATACCTTCATCAAATAACTTAAATAAACCAGGAATATAATTAATATTTTTTTCAACAATTTTCTCACCATCTTCACTCATAATCCACATATCAGAATCGATACTTTCGACAGAACCAATATATGTATCTGGATTATCCAAGATATGTTGCTTATCAGTTTTTTGTTGAACATCAAAGAATAAATCAGTATTAGACTCGTTAGTGCTCATTGTTAATATAATATGTACTTTTACTTTTAACCTATTTTTAAAATCAATTTTATTAAAAATAAATAATATATATATACTAATGAGAAGTTATGTTGCAGACATATTAAAAATAAATTGTAATTTAGCTCATTGTATTGAACTAAACCCAAAAAACTATAAATTAATTCATACATCAAATACAAATTTTTCAAATTTATCAAATAAAATGAGATTATCACAACTGTTAAAATTAGATGGTAATTCACAAAAAATAAATAGGATTAGTAGAATATCGGGGAAAACTCAATTCGGCAACTTTTATTTAGGTAAACCATTAAATGTAAATTATTTAGGTAAAATGGAAGGCATGCCTGGCGGAAGTGGAATACCGCCAGTAAATAGATTTTAAATTGCGTTATAAAAATATTTTCTCAATTAACTTTATAATGCAAACAACAGGAACTCGCGCTCAAGTATGGCATGGAACTGCTAAAAAAACCTCTGGCGGTTTAACAAAAAGTAATCTAATGAAAAATAAACATGGCCGTATTGTATCAAGAAAAAAGCATGCTTCTGGAAAAAAAACAATTAAACATCTTAAAAAATTAGGATATGTTGCTAAAAAAGGCGAATTTAAGTTATTTCATAAAGGTCGTAAAAGTAAAAAGATGAAAGGTGGTATGGCTCAAGGAGGTCCATTATCTCCTTCTTCATATCATGGTAACGGCGTAGGAACATCTGGCGATAATGTTCAATTTATTGCTGGTAACTCAGATTAAATAAAAATTTAGATAATTGCAAGATGTTTTGAAACACTCAACTCAAGCAATAGTTTGTGTATAAAATTAGTAGTAGTAGTAGTAGTAAAAATTAGTTTATATAATATTACAATTAAATATCAACCCATTCAACTTTAATAAATTTTTCATACACAATATACTCAGAAAATTTATAATATAAATATTTTTCAAAATATCGTTTACTAACAATAAACTTGATAGAGTTATTAGTACAATATTTATGGTAAAAACTATATAGATCATCAAAACTAATTAGTGAAAGTTTATGGTTAATTTTAATTTGTTCTTTAATATATAAAATTGAATTTTCAATATCATTTGATTTATTCCAAATAGATGATATAACATTTAATATAAATTTATCTTCAACAATTTCAGATGCAAAAAAATGTTTTAAAATTTTAATAATATTTTCTTCCGATAAAGCGCTTTTATTTTTACTCCATAATTTAAACAAAGAACAAATTTCTTCAACTTCAATTTCATTTTCAAAATCTGGTGAATGATTAATAGTAATAGTTTCGTTCCAAAATTGTATAAAATCTTTATATAAAGGTAAGTATTTACTAGTAATACCAATAAATGAGTCAGTTTCTTCATCAAATGTAATTTTATCTTTCAAAAAATTTTTTAAACTACTAGAAAAAATAACATTTGGTAAATTGTTACTAGAGAGAAATTGTTTCCAAACAAAATGTAAATTTTTCCACTCAACTCTAAAATCGTCAGAAGTTTTTTCAATAAATTGATCAATAAATTTATCAATTAATCCATTTTCAGTTGTGTATTTAAGCGTATAAGAATAATTAGTAAGTTCTTCATCAGATTTAGTGTTTAAAAAATTATCTGAGCTATTATGTCTATTAGAGTAATGAGCAGCAACACATAATAAATTTAAGCCAATTTTTTTGAGTAATTCTCTCCAATATTCATTAGAAAAATTTTCATTCATTCGGATCAATCTACAATTATTAAAAGTATGAGTCTCATGATATTTAGTTACAAACTTATAAGAAATATTACCATTACCAATTGAAGACATAGCAACTGATTCTAATTCATCTAAAAATTGTCGCATTTTAGTGCTAACCATAAATGTTAAATCAGAATTTTTTTTTAATATATTGTCACCAATAATGGTTAGAAAATATTTGGCAGAATTTTTAGATGAAAAGAAAGTAGGATAAAGTGCGTTTAAAATATTTTGAATAGTATCAGTTTCAGGAATAGATGAAAATAAATTTCTTTCTTTAATTTGTTTGATAATATTAGCTTTTGTTTTGTGTTTCCATTGTAAAAGTGTTCTATCTTTAGATATGGAGGAGAGAAGTTTATGAATAATATCATCTTCCTTAACTATAAAATAATCCTTACCATTATATTCATAATAAAAGTTATTGTTAGAAAGATAATAATAGTTATTTTTACTCAAAAAAACTTGCATAAATATTTGTTGTTCTTCAGACAGATATGAATTAAGATTTTGTCTTTTTTCACGATTTTTAGACTCATTTTCGAGTGTATTTGGTAGATAAACATGAACATGATTATATATTCTTTGTAACATATATTCATTATCTTTATACTTTTCATAAAGCTTCTCAACAGTCGAAAGACAATCAGTGCGTTTAGGTTCTGACATTATAATTAGTAATTAAATGTTTTTAAATATTTAATATTTTAAATAATATTTACGTGTTTTTTACATTTCTTAAGACAATTCGTTTCGCAAATGCAGATTATAAATTTTTAGTTAATGTAAAAACACTATTTAAAACGCAAAATTGAAATACTTTTTCTTTATTTTGATGAAATACACGTAAATAATAAGTTATTTGAGTATAAAAACTCTGAAAATGCAAAACCAGAAATGGAATAAAGATGATGATGTGTTAGTAACTACGGTCTGTAAAGCAAGTCGCGATAAAAAAGATAGAGTGCGAATTCTTCGTGCATATTTACCAGATTGTTCTATAGAAGACATAAGTTTTCGTATTACATGTTATCAAAATCAAAAAGATGATGATACAATAAGATATATATCTGAAAAAGGTAAATTTAGAGTATATAGAGCAAACGAAAGACTAACGTAGTTGAGGTTGAGGTATGGAATACGTAAATTAAGAAAAATTAGTAAAATTAAATAAAAAAATAAAAAATGAGGGAAACCTCTTTTTTTATTTGGTGGTTCAACAAAGCATAGTAATTGTAAAAAGTGTAAATATTCTGAAAGGTATGATATCTGTATCAGAGTTAAATGTTAGACAAATATCTAACATATAAATATAAATATAATATATGAAAATTAATTTACGATATTTACCAAAACGTCTAACACGTAAAGACAGAAAACGACAAGGCAAACAGCTTATGAAATCTCGTCGTCTTTATAAGAAAGGAATTTATCATTCTAGGCCTAAAGTCGCTTCTTTTAAGTCAAAAAAATCAAACCACATAATCAAGGCAGAGAAAATGTATCATGTAAATAAAATTGGCGCTACATATGAATTGGCCAAAGCAACTGGTTGTTCAAAATTAGCTTTAGAAAAAATTATCAATAAAGGTGCTGGAGCATATTATTCTTCTGGTTCAAGACCAAATCAAACTGCTCAATCTTGGGGAGTAGCTCGTTTAGCAAGTTCAATTACATCCGGTAAAGCTGCAGCTGTTGATTATAATATTTTAGAAGAAGGATGTAAACCTAAATCAAAAGCACTTACTTTAGCCAAAAGAGCAAGAGCAAAGCATGGTCGCGGAACTAGGCGAGTTCCAAAAGTTAAATTATAAATTAATTTATAAATAAATTATAATTTAAAAAATTGCGTTTAAATATTTAAATACATAAGTATTTAAAGATTTTAAATTACATTTAACTATAATGTCTGTATTTTCAAATAACAACCAACTTTTAACATCTACTGAAGTAAATGTCCTAACAATTAAGACTGTTCAAATTGCTCCATTTAGAACATTAATGACGGCTTTAAAAGATATTTTATTAGAAACGAATATCACATTCGAACCAGATGGAATGAGAATTATTAATATGGATAAATCCCATACTGTTTTAGTGCATTTATTTTTAGCAGCACAAAATTTTGAATTTTATGAGTGTAAAAAAGATAAAATAATTATTGGTGTTAATATGTTTCATCTTTTTAAGTTAATTAACACTATTGAAAATGAAGAAACATTAACTATCTATATTGAAAATTCTGATTATGTAGATGGTATTGTCTCTTATTTAACACTTAAATATGAGAATAATGAAATTAAACAATGTAAGACACAAAAATTACGATTAATTGAACCTGATCCCGAAGAATTACAATATCCTGCTGTTACTTTTTCATCTATTATTAATTTACCTTCTACTGATTTTCAAAAAATTATTCGTGATTTAACTTGTATTTCAGATAAACTTGAAATAAAATCTGTTGGAAATGAATTAATTTTTAAATGTTCTGGTCAATTTGCTTCTGCTGAAATTCATCGAGCTGAATCTGATGGCTCAATGTCTTTTACTTTGAAGCAAGATTCATCTAAAGTGATACAAGGGGAATTCTCTCTAAAAAATTTAGGATATTTTATTAAATGTACTAATCTATGTCAACAAATTGAAGTCTATCTTGAGAACGATTTGCCTTTGGTTGTTAAGTATAATGTTGCCAGTTTGGGTGAGATAAAGCTCTGCTTAGCACAACTCCCCTCCTCATAGTTTGATTTCCCCTAAATTTATTATATATTTACAAAACAATATAAATATATAATACAATATAAACTATGCCTGTAAGATATACATATCAACAAGTTCAAGATATATTTTCCCAAAAAAAATGTATCTTAATAAGTGAAGCATATTCTAATCAGTTGGTAAAATTAGATTATACTGCTACTTGTGGTCATAATAATACTATTTGTTTTACACCTTTGGACATTTAAAACGCCGACTTTGACGCTAAAAAAATACAAAAATGTAAAATCAATTTTGATGGTCTTACTTTTTCTTCTTCTCTTTGGTTGGCGAAGAAGTGAAAGACGAAATATGCAAAGCCTGTCTCGCAGGCGATCCTTGTGGATTTTGAAATTCTGTTGGTCTTGTTTGTTTCTCTATCCAACATTTCGTTAATTTCAAAATATTTATTGAGGAATTTGCGTCTCTTGTTCTAAATACGATTTTTTTGTTTTCGCAACTCACGCAGTTAGAACAAACCAATAGACGAAATACCTTTTTACCTTCTTTATCTTTGTAATACTCTAAATCTTTATGACAATCACAACATTTTTTACTTGTATTACATTCATTTATGGTTATTGTATCATATTTTTTATGTATTAGTTTCCTTAATCCCTTATTCATTGTAGGCATAAAAAATTTCATTTGAGTATCTCTACTCCAATTTCCATAACCGATTAATAGATTTTCTCCAAATGTTTCTTTTATTTTATTTAAGAATGTATCAATACTTTTCTTACCATAACTATATTGTCTAAATTTCATTTTTCTCCAAGTATCTTTTTTGTAGAATTCTATTGTTCCTTTGTTTAATTTATTCTTTTCAACAAGATATATTTTGAATTTTTCATAATCAACTGATTTACTATTTTGAAATGATAATTGTGTTTCTTTTTCAATAATTCCATTTTTCTTTCTTTCATATAACAAAATTCGTTGATTACATTTTGCTTTACTTTCCCTTTTTCTCTGTGGTGCGGTGTATTGTAGTTTATTTCCTGTATTATCCATCATATAAACTAAACTTCTTTTTCCAGGGTCGCAACCAATAATGGTTCTATCTTTTAGTGTATCTAATTGTTGTTTGGATAAATCTTCTATATTGTAAAAATCTTGTTCTTCCAATACAGGCACTTTTGCACCCCATTTTTTATCCTTCAAATCTTTACGAATAAATAATAAACAACACGAAATTCCGTCTGTTTGAATTTGATTATGAAACTGATAATGTTTATTCTTGAATATTCTATGGTTTAAATTCAACAAATTACTCCATACTTCATTTTGATTATCTTTTACATTACTTAATAATTCTCCTTTTTTAATTTTATTTCCTTCTTTATCTTTTTCAGGACAAAATAAATTGATAATACAAGCAGTATCTAAAATAATATGCTTTGGTATAATATTATTTCGTAATGGTAATGGTTGAAATAATTTACTTTCTTGTTTTTCTAATAAATCATTCATATATAACATTCCTTTCAAATAATCAAATGGTCTAACCTTAACATCATAATAAACCGATTTTTTAACATTTTCAGGAATAATATTTTGTAAATGCATTTCTTTCCAATCATTAAATAATTCATTTGTATCTGTTAATTCCATAATGTTCTTTTTGAATTGAAATAAGAGTTGTTTATCTTCTGTAATATCATCAGTCGTTTTATTGATAAATCGTAAAAAATGTTGAATAAAGTGCTCTTGAATATTATTAGATAAAGATGTATGAATTTGCGTTGCTAAATAAGGTAGTAAAAAAGTAGTGTTATTTAAATTAGTTTTTTCGTGATTAAGTAAGGGTTGATATTCTATTTTGTAAAATTCTTCTAATGTTTCTAATAGTTCAGTATCTTTACATTTCTTTCCTCTATTATCACGAGTTCCTAATGTCTTAATACAATAAGAAATAAATGTGTCATTTAATTCAGGTAAAGGATTATTATTAGTAAAACAATAAAGAATATATAACCTTATAAATTGATAAGTATGTATTACTAAATCATTCATTTCAAAAACCAAATTATTAATAACTGGTTGTATTGTGTCACGATTAAGTAAAATCGTTTTGAGAGGAATTTTTAAGGTTTTATAAGCAGATTTTTCATTATTCCTAAATTCTTGGAATTCTTGCTTTTTCTTTTTTCCCATTTATATATTTACTAAATATTATATTTTTAACTATTTTTAGGTAAATATTGTTTTTATTTAATTATATTTAAAAAAATTGAATTAAAAATATAATATTAAGGTATATTATAACTAAATATGGGTAAATATACTTGCGAAAAGTGTGGTAAAGAGTTTAACCAAAAGTCTCATTATACAACTCATCTAAATAAAAAAAATCCTTGTGTTGTTGAGAGCAAAATTAAAGAAATGATAGATACTGCTGTAAAGGAAAAATTAGTTGAAATTAAAAAAGCAAAACCAATTGAGTTTGAAATTATTGATGAAGATGATATCATTTATGATAATAAACTTGTTAAGCATATTAATCATAAAAAAATAACTATTCCTAAACCTATTTTAAAGTGGGTTGGTGGTAAAACACAAATATTAGATAAACTTATTGTTGAGTTTCCAACAAATATAAATAATTATCGTGAAATATTTTTAGGTGGAGGTAGTGTTTTATTAACATTATTATCATATGTTAAAAATGGAATTATAAAAATACATGGAAATATTTATGCTTATGACTTAAACGAACCTTTGATTCATATATATAAAAATATTCAATCAAAACATAATGAATTGTATGATGAACTGCAAAAAATAATAACGGAATTTAATTCTTGTGGAAATGGTGAAATTAACAGAACTCCAAAAAATATTAATGAAGCAAAAATAGCAAAGGAAAATTACTATTATTGGATTAGAAGTGAATATAATAAATTAAATCTTATTGATAAAAAAACTACAATAGGTTCTGCGATGTTTATATTCTTAAATAAAACTTGTTTTAGGGGGGTTTTTAGAGTTGGACCAAAAGGATTTAATGTTCCTTACGGACATTATAATAATCCTGAAATTATTAACAAAGAACATTTAGACGAAATACACGAACTAATACAAAATGTTATATTTGAATGCTGTGATTTTAATATTTCATTAAATAATGTTGAACCAAATGATTATGTTTATCTTGACCCCCCATACGCACCAGAAACAGATACTTCCTTTGTTGGATATACTGAAAATGGATTTAATATTGATAATCACAACAACTTATTTAAGTTAATACATAAATTAACTGAAACAAATAAAAAAATGATGTTAAGTAATGCTGATGTAAGTTTAGTTCGTGATAATTTTACAAATGAAAAATATAACATATCATCTATTTTATGTAAAAGATCAATTAATTCCAAAAATCCGGAAGCAAAAGCAAAGGAAGTTATTATAAAGAATTATTAAACCAGTTATCAAATGTTTCAAAATAATTTTCATCATCACCAAATAATACAGAAATATTAGTTTCGTTAAATATCGTATTTAATATTGTATATTTTTTTTCGTTTGAAGTTAATTTTTTTTTCAAAAATTCACTTACACAAAAACCATAATAAACTTCAAAATCATTGCCTAATACTAATTCATATTCCCTTTTTAATGAAGGACCACTCCATAATTTAGTTTCAACAGAACCTTCTACATTCTGTTCTTTTTTCTCTAAAATTTTTATAACTTTTTTACCTGTATTGTATTCAATTATATATGCTTCATCAGGACATCTAAATAACTCTATATTATATTTATTTTTCATATACATTTTTAATCCATTTTGTAATACAAATATAATAGTTTTATCTTCAAATGTTTTTGATAAGTAGTAATCATATGCTTTCTTGGGTTTTTTTGTAAAACTATTTTTAATGTATCCATCATTTAACAATCTCGTTTGATTATTTGTTTTTTCTTCAAATTTTTTACCATAGTAATTTGTATTTGCACCACCAGCACCAGTTCCTTTGTTTACGATTACATTTATAGGTTCTTCTATTTCAATATCTTCTTCTTCAATAATTAAGATTTTAGGTTTTGTCTTCTTAATTTTTTTTGGAGGTTCAGGTAAATTATTACCCTCAATAACTACATTATTTAATTCAGGTTTAGTTTCCATTTCTCTATATTGTATTATGATAAGTATTTTATTTATAAAAAGCATTTCAATTTTTTATAAATAATTAAATAATATATATGCCTAAACATAAGAGCGAAGATTTCAAAATGTCTGCGGTTGAATATTATTTAACCGAAGATGTTTCACAAGAACAAGTATGTAGAATATTTAAATGTAGTCCAAGAAGTTTAATGCGTTGGGTTGAAAAATATGATGAAGAAGGTGTAGTTAAAAGACATAACAGACAACCAGTAGCATATAAAATTAAACAAAATGAAGTTAAGTTTATAATTGATGAAATCAAAAAAGACAAAACAATTACTATGGAAGATTTATTAGCAAAAATCCAACATAAATATCCTAATTTTGACATTACAAGAAGACACTTAAATCGTGTGGTTAATGACAATAATATAACTCTAAAAATGACAAGATTTAGACACGAACCAGTTAAAAGATTTGGTAAGGAAATAAATATCAATAGTAAAATTAAAGAATTTTATGATGAAATTAAAAAATATAATGTGGATGATATAATCTGTATTGATGAGACAAGCATAAAATCATTAGAAAAACGACATCATTGTTATAGTGAAAAAGGAAAGAGATGTGTAATAAAAACACAATCACAAGAAGTATTCAAAAAATATACAGGAATATTTGCTATTTCAACAAAAGGGGTTTTAGGTTGGGAATTATATGAAAAAAGTGGAATAAATGCTGATAGATTATATGAATTTTTAGAAACACATATAACGAGTAAATATAAAGGTAAATTAATTATTTTAGATAATGCGAGTAGTCATAGAAACGATAAAATAAAAGAATTAGTAAATAAAAATAATAAACTGCTTTATGCTGTTCCATATCAACATTTTACAAATTCAATTGAAAATTATTTTAGTATGATGAAAGCAAGATTAAGAAAAATAGAAGGTTTAACTCATAGCGAAATAAAACAAAATATTTCAAATGTTGTAAGAAATATTCCAAAGGAAAAATATGAAAATATATTTAAGGGTGCTTACAATAGAAATGCTGTTTATAAAAAAAATAAAACAAGGAAAAATAATACCAAAAAATACCTAAAATAAAGTCGGCGTTTTAAATGTCCAAAGGTGTAAAGACTTCATTTGTGGAGCAGGTATAAAATGTAAAAAATGTGCATTAGATATACCAACATATGAAGTTGTATGTAAAAAATTTACAGATAAAAATTGTTCCGTAACTATGTCTAAAGAAGAATTTGATGAAAGTTATAAAAATAATAATTGTAAAATTAAGTATACTGCTTGTTGTGGTCACGAAAATATTGTAAGTTATAAAAATTTTACTACATTAAACCAAGGATTAAATTGTCCAAAATGTGTAAATAAAAATACAGGAGAAAAATTGAAAGAATTTAGAGTAGGAGACAATAAAAATAGTTGTTTACAAGAGTTAAAATGTATTAATTATGTTAAAACTTTAATTAGTGATAAATTTGCTATAATTAAAACATTTGACGGATGTAAAGCTGATATAGTAATTAAAACAATATATGAAGAACATGATTTATGGTTAGGTATCCAGGTCAAAACAACTTATAAAAAAACTAACAGGGAACAATATTATTTTAGATTAAATAATGGACAATACAATAATTGTATTCTTTTATGTATTTGTGAAGAAGATAAAAAAATGTGGTTGATACCATATGAAGAAGTAAATGGTTTAAAAACTATTGGTATTGCACAAAAATCTAAATATAATAAATATGAAGTTACTTCTGAAAATTTGATTAAAAAATTACAAGTTTATTATGATTCAACAACTAAAATTAACTTAAATATATTAAATACTCCAACAAGCAAGAGCCAACAACAAGAACAAGAATATCGTAACCTAAGAGAAACAAAAATAGATTTTATTGATTTTATTAATAATGAAGTTGAAGGATTAGTGTATGATTTTAAAATTGGAGAGAAAAAGGTTCAAGAAAAAGTAGGTTCAATTATTCACGGTAATCATAATTCTTTTTCATTTAATTTAATCAAATATAAATGTAGAGTTCAAGGAAAATGTATTAATAAAAGTTATGAAGAAGGAGATAACGATTTGTATTGGTTACATTGTAAAAATAGAAAATTTTATGTTATTCCAGAAAAAGAATTGATTGATAACGGATATATTGGAAATAAATTAAATTTATACGTTTCTCCTACAAATGATAATACTGAATGGTGTAATAAATATTTATTTGATTATGACAATATCGATAAAGAACGTTTACTACAAATAATTAATGTATAAATAATAATTTATTATAATTATTATATATAATGTCAAGGTATTATGCTAATTATCCACAATATTTAGGTGCACAAAAATGTTGCGATTTAAGAACACAAGGTCC